AGGCGCCGACCTGGACGAGGAGGACGATGACGGGTATGAAAGCCTGTTCAACCGGATCTTCGGAGGCGGTGCGGATGGATGAGTGAACGATATAAGAGGATACTGAACGGCGTATCGGCATGGACGGCCTACTACCGGGCGAATATCCACCGCTTCGCGGCGGACTATCTGCATCTGGAGCTCAAGTGGTTCCAGAAGATCCTGCTGTTCATGATGAACATCTGCCTGTCGGCGGTATACATCGGCTCCCGCGGACAGGGCAAGACCTGGATCTGCGCGGTGTACTGCTGCTGCCGGGCGATTCTGTATCCGCATTCGAAAATCTGTCTCGCGTCGGGGACGCGTGGGCAGGCTTAACTGAGGGCCTTCTGTGCAGCAATGCACAGAAAGATTATCTATTGAACTGCTGGAACTCCCTGAGAGCCGATCTGGCTACAACGTACGGATGAAATACGCCGAAGCGTGACAGCGAAAAACAGAGCGGATTGGGAAATCAGCAGCCAAGCTCCGAACAGGAGAAGGTTCAACGATCATCCAGTAATGGAGTAGCGAGACAAGCGACCGGTTTCGCGAAGCGGTAGACATCCCGTCGTGGGATGAAGATATGATCTGACCTTTGCCGAAAGGCAAAGCATTCCGGCGTGGCGTCCGGATGAACTTATTACATACTGAGGTGAATACCATGCAGAAACCGATTGATTTAACCGGGCAGACATTTGGAAGATTTACGGTTCTTGAGAGGGCACGCAACAACAAGGAAGGCAGAGCGATGTGGCTTTGTCGATGCGCTTGCGGCAATGAAAGAATCGTACTCGGGAAAAGTCTGAGAAACGGACACACGCAGTCTTGTGGGTGTCTGAATCGTGATGTGAACAGTGAGCGTTCTCTGATCGACCATACAGGTGAGAGGTTTGGGAGGCTTGTCGTCCTTTCAAGAGCGGAAGACTATGTCGCACCAAACGGGAAGCACCATGTGAGGTGGCTGTGTCAGTGTGACTGCGGTAACCGGACGATTGTGGATGTCGGTGATCTGACAGACGGACATACACAGTCATGCGGATGTTTCCGCATTGATTCTTCGAGAGAAAACAGTACGACTCACGGAGGATCTCACGACAGATTGTATAAGGTATATGCCAATATGAAAGACAGATGCTACAACGCGGGCGGACAGGATTATGCGTATTACGGTGCGCGTGGAATCAAAATCTGCGACGAGTGGCTGTCTGACTATTCTGTTTTCAGGGACTGGGCATACGCAAACGGCTATGACGATAAAGCAGAAAAAGGAGAATGTACGATTGACAGGATCGATGTCAACGGCAACTACGAACCTTCCAACTGCAGATGGGTAAGCATGGCCGAGCAGAGCAGAAACAGAAGGAATGTAATAAGCAAAACATAAGTGTTTCAGATACTCGAAAAGATCCAGACGGATCTGGTTCCGGTATCGCCGGAACTGAAGGAGGAGATCGACTGGAAGGCGTCGCGCTTCAACGGGACGCAGGCCATCGTCTTTTTCAAGAACGGCAGCTTTATCAAGGTTGTGACCTCCGGCGAATCCGCCCGAGGCAACCGTGCGCATATTTTGATCCTCGATGAGTTCCGTCTCATCGACAAGGACACCATCGACACGATCCTGAGAAAGTTCCTCTCCTCCAAGCGTGAGCCGCTGTATCTGGAGCTCACGAAAGAGGAAAAGATCAAGCAGAAGGAAAAGGAGAGCCTGCAGACGCTCTACTTCAGCTCAGGCTACTATCAGGATCACTGGAGCTACGCCAAGAGCGCGGACACCTTTGTCCGCATGCTGAGCGGGCGCAGGGAGTTCATCGTCGGTCTTCCGTGGCAGCTGGCCGTGGATGAGGGTCTGCTGGACATGGAAGACGTCGAGGCGCAGATGAGCGAGGCGGATTACAACGAGATCAAATGGGCGATGGAGATGGACGCCATGTTCTGGGGCGCCGGGGACGGCTCGTTCTTCGAGTACGACAGCGTATCCAAGAACCGGCACATCAAGTACCCGATGCTCCCGGCACGTCTTGCCGACAAGCTTGCCGGCAGCAAGAACGCGCAGCTGGTGCGCATCCCGCCGAAACAGACGGGAGAGATAAGGCTTTTAAGCGCGGACATCGCGCTGATGAGCTCACGCAAGCATTCGAACGACGCAACGGCGATCTTTGTAAACCAGATGGTGCCCACCAAGTCCGGGCGCTATACCAACAATATTGTATACACCGAGTCCATGGAGGGCGTGCGCGGCGAAGACCAGGCGCTGGTGATCCGGAAGCTCTACGACGAGTTCGACTGCGACTACATCATTCTGGATACTAACGGCGTTGGCATGACCGTGTACGAGGCGCTGTCCAAGGATCTGGTCGATCCGGACTCCGGCGAACAGTACCCGGCGCTCTCCTGCTGCAACGACCCGTCCATGGCGGAGCGCTGCACGGTGATCGGCGCGCCGAAGGTGATCTGGTCGATCAAGGCGGGCGCGCAGCTGAACAACGACTGTGCGGTGCTGCTGCGCGACGGGTTCCGCAGCGGGCGCATCCGGCTGCTCATCAACGAGTATGAGGCGGACGAGGTGCTGTCGGAAATCAGCGGCTATGCGAAGCTGAACCCTCCGGAGAGGCTGAAGCTGCAGATGCCGTATATCAACACAACCCTTCTCATCGACGAGCTCGTGCGGCTGCAGCACGACGAGTCGGGAGGCAAGGTCAAAATCTCGGAAAAGGCAGGAATGCGAAAGGACCGCTATTCCAGTCTTGCCTATAACTATTACGTGGCGATCCAGCTGGAGAACAAGATGTCGAGACGCAGCAGCGTTTCGGGATCGATCACAGACAGATTCAAGATCAAGCCACCTTCATCTTATCACGGAAAGGCGGTGAGCGGTATTTATGGAAGAAACAAAAAGTGCGCGTGGTACTAAGCGCAGCACGTCGGACATGCCGACAAAAGCATTCGGTATCTCTCAGAAGTTTGCGGTGCTGAACCGGCTGATCACGCGCGACCTCAACAAATACATCAACCAGCCGTCCTTCTCGCTGTTTACCAAAGACGATATCGCGAAGTATCTGGAGAACCCGTACCGGTATGAGAAGCAGCTTCGCAAGGCCGTCATCTACATCTACGGCGCGAGCTCGCACTTTCGGCGGCTGATCCAGTACTTCGTTGGGCTGACCAACTGGTCGTACATCATCGAGCCCTACAACATCGATCCGCAGAAGGCGAACCCGCGGATCACCAACAACAACTACCGGAAGGCGCTGAAGCTTCTCAACGCCATGAGCATCAAGACGCAGTTCCCGAAGATCCTGACGGTCTGCCTGCGGGAGGACGTGTGCTATCTCACGACCTGGATGACGCAGGACAACGTGACCTTCCAGCAGCTGCCAAGCGACTACTGCGCGATCTCCACGGTGGAGGGCAACGTCATCAACGTCACCTTCAACTTCAGCTACTTCTCGTCCCGGGAAGCGCTGCTGGATTACTACCCGGCGGAGTTCCGGCGCAAGTATGAGCTGTACAAGAAGAACATGACGGAGCCGTGGCAGGAGCTGGACGCGCCCTATTCCTTCGCCATCAAGGTCAACAACGACATTCTCGACTACGCGGTGCCGCCCTTTGTGGGTATCCTGCGGGAGCTCTTTGACCTGGAGGACTACAAGGGTCTGAAGCTTGCCAAGACCGCGCTGGAGAACTACGCGATGCTGGCGATGAAGATCCCGCTGGAGGACGGCGAATGGGGCATCGACCTCGACAAGGCCGAGCAGTTCTGGCGGAACCTTGACGCGGTGCTGCCGGAGGAGATCGGCTCGGTGCTGACGCCGATGGACATCGACAAGATCAGCTTTGAGAAGTCCAACGTCGGCGACACCACCACCATCGCGGACGCGCAGGAGAACATCTTTACGGCGGCGGGCGTCTCTTCCCTGCTCTTCAACAACCCGAAGGCCTCGGCAAACGCTCTGCTGCTTTCCATCAAGGCGGATCAGGAGCTGACCTACGGCATTGTCAAGAGCGTGCAGGAGGCCATCAACCGGATTCTGCAGGCGCAGAGCTACGGCAAGAACTTCAAGCTGAACATTCTGAACGTCTCGGTCTTCAACCAGAAGGACGCGGGCGACGCCTATCTGAAGGCGGCAAGCTACGGCCTGCCTACCATCAGCGCGTACGCGGCCTCCCAGGGCATCGGACAGGCGGAGCTGGACAGCATGAGCTTCCTCGAGACGCAGGTGCTGGGGCTGCAGGATATGTTCCGTCCCATCGTGAACTCCACCCAGGTCAGCGCCAGCGATCTGGAGAGCAGAGCGGCAACGGACGAAGGCGGC